CTGAACATCTCATACTGAACCTTGGTTCCGTCCAATGCTTGCATGACCTGTCTGCGTAGTCCTAGGCCTATCCCGTCGCCGTCCCACACAAACCAATCAGCGTTATTCTTCCTGGATAGATCCAACGCCCAATCCATACCCTCGTTGGTGTCACCGGTGAGTTTCTCCTGCACGTCTAAGATCACTGAGCCCTGGCGCCTTGCGTATCCCTTGGCGTCTGGTCCTAGATCAGAGGGGTCGTGAGAGCAGATGACGGGGCCTTCTGGCTTGAATCCTAGCTTGGTATGGGCATCGATGGCTGCCTCGAACCATTCCACACTGATCAGCGCGTCCTCTACGCTGTCGTAGTAGTCCCCTTCCCATACGTGGCGGAACATGGCCGCAGAGGTATTCTCCCGGTCGTATTCCATCTCCTGGCGCAAGACATCAGGGAAGAATGGGTTGTCGTCCCAGTTGACCCGGACAATGAGGTGCAGATCGTCCTCGTAGATGCCGTTCTTGTTGAGCTCGTGCTCGAATGGCACAAGGAATCGTTTGGAGAACGGGTCGTTGCGTGACCTTGGGTTGGCAGTGAGCCAGAGCTGTGAGCCCTCTTCTCGTAGGGTAGGGGTGATGACCCGAAGGCTCTCCTCACTGATAGTCTGAGCTTCCTCGATCCAGAACCTATTGAACCCGGACATCGACTTAACCGATTCTGTGTTTCTGGCTAGACCACGGAACTTAAAAGCAGGCTCTCCGTTGAAGAGAATCTGATTGTTCTGCACCTCGAACCCAGAGATCTGCATAGATTCGATCTGCTGCTTGAGTAGAGAGTGCACCGAGTCATCAATGGAGTTCATGAACTCGCGGTAGCAGGCTGTCTTGATGCCCTGGGTCTGTGCTGCCATGAGACATAGCGCAGCGACTGAATAGCTCTTGGCTGAGCCTCGACCACCGTAGAGCACACAGAAGCGCTTAGGACGCTCCAGAAAGGGAAGTAGCTTATCCGGCAGTTGCAGGCTTGGCATTACTCGTAGGTGGCCTTCTTCTTGCGACGCTTCTTAGCTCGTTCCGCCGTGCTCATCGCTATCGCCACTGCTTGATCCTGTGGCTTTCCCGCTGCTCGCTCGGTCTTGATGTTCTGGCTGATCGTCTTCTTGCTGTAACCTTGCTTTAGTGGCATTGCCAAAGATCCTCTCGTAGTTATCAAGATATTTGCTTACGTTGTACTTGCGGGGTCGAGAGCCCTTGCCGCCCTCCCAGGGTCCTGTGCTCATGGCCTTACCACCTCAATGGTCCACTTTAAATCCTCGCCATCCGCCCCGGTGATCTCTGTCCTAGTCTTCTCGGACCATCCAGCCTGGTGAGAGAGGTAGAACTTAGCCGCGTTGACATCCCCATCCATAGCCTTAACCACTAGGTTATTGGCCACATTCATGATGCCCATAGCCTTACCCCTGTTGTAAGCGGTACGAACCTCTGGCTGTCTTTTCATGATGTTACGTAAGGTCTTGGCAGTAAAGCCAAAATAGTCAGCGATCTGGTCCTGGGTGAGAACCGCCGCCATCTTCTCCACCTTCTTGATGTCGTCTTCGCTTAGCACGATTACGGGCGGGCCGCCTAGCTCTGTGGTCATGGGTAATTATCCTCTCAAATGACCCTGGTTTAGTTTTAATGGGTAACTTCTTTGCCATTATAACCCATAAGGCTTTATGTCCATACGTGACACGACTTGATCGATGCCGCGAGCTTCTCGCTGGTCCCTTCTGGCTAATGCCAATTGCAGGGCTTTACGGTCACTGTACTTGAGTCGTTCACCTCTCTGTTCAGCGGCCTGTGCGATTAGGATAAGTGTATCATCCTCTGCAACCGTCTTCTTGAGTAGCCAGTTGGGGTCACGGACAAACTCTCTCTTCTCGTCGAACAAGAGATCTATGCTGAGATCCAGGGATCGCATGATTTCCATCGCTGAGGCACCACACGCAAAGCAGTACAGTAGCACCTTGCCACCCTTGTGATCGATCTTAAGACTAGGGTCCTTGTCCTCTCCGTGCACTGGGCAGCTCGCTCTATATCCGCTACCCACCTTCCTCACACGTTCAAGCCGCTCTAGTATCTCTTCCATGCCGATCCCTTATCTGTTTGTATTTTATAAAATTTAACACTTCTTGGCTAACATATTTTGCCGGTACGCGGTCTATATTCTTGGGCCAGACGCCAAATTTCAACCTGTACGTGTGAGCACACCAGCCTTGGGAATAGCCCTTCAGTAGACTGTACGCTAGTAGCTCCTGGTAGAACTGCCCCTTGTCCTCCATCTTGGGCTTCTCGATCTTCTCCAGGATCTGGTCGTCGTGATAGATCTTGGCGTCGCTTGGTAGCTCGTAACCACAGGCCATACACTTTCTGAACTTGTAGAGACTTGAGCACCTGGGGCACGTGTGGAGTATAGGCTCTTTCTCTGTCTTATCCTTCTTGAGTAACTTGGCCTCGTTGTACTTCTTGGACCCGTCGTCCAGGACCGCAGCGGAGATCAGTTCAGGAAATCCATGCCTCTTCACGTTGCCGCAAAAATCAAGGTAAATCGCTTTCTCTTTACCCGGGTGTATTCTCCACAGCCTGCCTGCTGTTTGACAGTACCGTATCTTGGATTTAGTGGGCGCCATGTCCAAAAGCACTTCAATGAAGCTCGAGTCGTATCCCGTATTTAAAAGCTTGGCAGTTGATAGTAGCTGTATATCCCCGGCCTCATGAGCATCAAACAGGACCTGACGCTCTGGTAGCTTCATGTATCCATCAATATGAGCCGCCTTTACTCCCGCATCCTCCATCGCCTGGACCAAAGCTTTACTGTGCGCGATTGACGAGCTGAACGCTATGCCTCGCTTGGTCTCACCGGCGTGTTTCTTGAAATTCTCAATCACGTCGCCCTGGAGGACCTTGTCTTCCATCAGAATTCTCTCCACCTGACGCGGATCGTAGTCCGTACCGCCAGTTGGGTTGGCAATAGACTTTACGCCATTAAGATTGATCTGGTGACCGGCGTAATACTCTGTCTTGCAGAGCCATCCACGGTCCATTAATTCTGAGGTTGTAACTGTGGTGATAAGGTCCTGGAATAAACCAGGAGCCCCCAACCCCTTGCTCATGGGAGTCGCTGATAGTCCTACCCACACAACATTGTCGTATCGGAGCATCAGGTCTCTGACAGACTTAAACAGGACATGGCACTCATCAATGATGAATAGATCCGCAGCCAGGGCAAGGCTATCCGTTCTGTTCATGGCGGTCTGGGTTGAGCAAACCTGAATAAGCTTCCTGGGATCGTATAAGGGATGGTCTGCCTGCATTACGCTGTACTGGCCCTCGAGCCCGAAATCGTCCAGGGTCTTACAAGTTTGGTGGACCAATCGCACTCGATCGCACAGCATCACTGCTCGCTTACCTTTGCGCATTGCACTTTCAAGCAAAAACGCCGCCACGACCGTCTTGCCTGTGCTACATGGTGCTTGAATGATTACCCGCTTGTTGCCTTTCCGAAGAGACTCTCGGACGGCGTTAACAATTTCAACCTGGTGAGGTCTGAGCTCAATCATGCTCACTCCTTATAAAATATGTGCCTACCTATCTGGCGCTTGGTCTGAAGTCCTGACACCCAGTAGGGACTTACATCGTCCCGGTGGTAGTACGTGGAACCACCCGTAATGTCCACGAGATTTCGCCAATTTACCGCAATACTTAGGGCTAACGTGTATGCCCCTTCGTCTGCTATTACTTCAGGCTTACCGTCGCACCAATAGCTGAAATGGCACTGATTTCGGAGAGGATGCCCTGCCCAGTACCTGCCCTGCTTTACTACCTCACAGGGCGTGTCTGGAAAGTAAGGGCTCTCGACCCGGTTTATGATGGTGTTAGCCACCGCTACTTGGCCGTCTAAGGGCTCTGAGCGAGCCTCGAAGTATATAGCCATTGCAATGCAGGCAATCGCTGAGGCGCTCATTTACAGGCGCTCTCGTAGGTGCCCTTGTAATCTGGCCAGCCAAGGGTCTCGTCCTGCATGTGGAGAGATACCATCTCACAATATAGGGCCTGCTCTTTAGCCTGGACCTGGAGCTCGCTGTCCATGTCCGCCACTATGTAAGCCATAAGCATGAGAGTGGAGCACAGGGCGATAGTCTTAAAAAGGTTCATGTTCCACCTCCAGTAACTTAGAGTCAGCAATAGCCTGCTCTTCGTACTTACGTGCTCGGTGCTCAGGAGATACCCAATCCCATAGCTCGTCTTGAATAATAGGCCAAACCTGTCCTAATTTGGACTCCATGATCTTGTCGGCCTCGTCGCATGTTTTGCCTTGCGAAAGAAGCCAAGTATAAAACCGTATAAACAGCTCCATTACCACACCCCCAAATCTTCTTTAACTGCAAGATCATTAACGAAAGTCTTAAGCGCATCGAACATGGCTCCATAAAGCATATTATGGAGATTAACCATATCTTCTAAGTTGCCACGAAACGCAACCTTGAAAAGAGCCTCAGCCATCACAGAGGCATCAACCTCAGTAAATAAAGCTTGATCCATATGCTCAGCGGCATCAAAGTGCATGTAAAAATCAACAAGAAGACCTCTAACATCGTCGTCAGAGACTACATCCCAATCAATAAATTTTTCTTCTTCTAGCATTGGAACAGCAACACGTCGCGTCCAATTGTAAATGTCGATTC